ACAGTATAGAGGTCGTTATTGTCTGCGTAATTGGGTTTAACCCCTTCTATTCTGTCTATCTTTTCTTGAACTTGGTTTTCCGTAGGAATACTGGCTCCTGTTAATTCCATATCTAAGTACATACCGTTTAATTGCATTTTACGCAAATCATTTTCGGTCATGGTCATAACGTGAGTGTATCGTGGTGAATTAGATAAATCGGTAGTGGCATAACTCACCACGAAATCTTCAGCTTTAACAAAACGACTTACCGTTCTGTCTAGCATTGTATCAAAATAAACTTTTTTAAACGCACTTCCCGATAACGGCAAATAAAACAATAATTGATCCATTTCAGGATCGTATTCTTCCATTACATGCGTAATCTGATAATTCATGAATTCTTTTACACGTCTGGATTGTTGCATTACTTCTGAATTATCATCGCCTACCACTTGTGTGCTGACTGGTCCTCCTGGAGGCAATAATTCTTTATAGGCTTGTGATTGAAATTGGGTAACGGCTTCACTTAATAAAGGGTGGTTAACTCCACTGGCTCCTTCAAATGGTTCAGTACGTTCTTCTTGTTTTATACCTAGTAAGTCTAAGCCTTTAGCAAATGCTGTGTACCATTCACTTCTAGATTCTTTATCTTCTTCAAAGTAACCTATTAGTTCACTGGCTAGTTTACTTAAAGAATCGTCAGGTAATACTTCTGCTAAGTTATCTTCAAAATTGGTTTGAGGAGATTCTATCTGAGGTTCTAAATCGATAAGAACACCGTCTTCATCTTCTACTTCTAATTCAATTTCTTCTTCGGGAAAAGGGGGAACTTTATCAACTTCACCCAATACAACAGAGGGTATTTCTTTTTCAATCGCCACAATGGTACCTCACTTTATAATAACTATTATTAATAGTAAACCATTTTCCGTTCACGGAAACTTTCGTATTCTTCTTCATAGTCTGAATCCAACTGGATAAAGCCTCCTTGACGAAAACGTAATAACGCCTGACTCATACTATCCACTAAGTCATCATGGTCACCTGCAGGAAAAGCTACGCATTCTTCTATCATTTCCTCCGCCCATGGTTCATCAGGTTTCCAGACCATGCCCGATTCAAATAACGGTGAACATGAATTTACTCTGGCTACTTTGTCTGATCCTTTACTCGGGGTAAAGTTTTGTACTGGGACACCAATTCGACGTAATTCTTGGGTTAGTGGAGTCCCACTTCCTTTAGACTCTATAATAACGGTATCAGGTTCCCAGTATTCGTACAGCTCGAGGGCTTTCTTTTTAAGTTCGGGGAATTCTAACCTATCTTTTACGGAATCGAGTAATATTATATGTGCTGCTTCCCCTGTGTAGAGTTCTTCACCGATACGTCCTTCAGGGTAAAACACACCCCATGTAGTAATCGCACTAAAGTCACTGGTTTGAGTTTTTAAAAAAGCGGTATCATAACTTTGAATAATGTACTCACACTTAGGCGGTCTTTTATTTGGCCATTCTTTCCACCATTCCCGTTTAATAAGTGCACCTTCTTCTGCCGTCGGTTTCTGCATGTACTGAGCATGCCATTTTGGACCTTTGCCCAATGCTGCGTGTACGCTTTCTAATTCTTCTAGCGACCAATACTCTGGCCAGACAGGATCACCACTCGGTAAAATCGCAGGAAGCTCAATAACTTCCCACTGATCATTTTTTAAACCTTTGCCCATATCCCTAATTAAGCGACCAGTTAAATCACGCACTGACCATCGCGTCATAACTATTACTATAGCTCCTCCTGGCTGTAACCTCTGCCTTGGTCCAGAAGTGTACCATTCATACGCTTCATCTAATGCTGTTTTAGACATAGCATCTTGTTCTGAGTGGGGATCGTCTATTATAAATAAGTCCGCACCCCGACCAGCGATAGCACCACCAGTACCCACCGCATAGTATTCCCCCAGTATTTTAGGGTTCTTTTTAGACCGAGTTTCCCATTTCCCTGCTGCCTTACTATCAGGGTGGAGTATTACATCAGGAAAAACCGCTTGATAACTGGACGCTTCGAACAAATCCCTGACTTTACGTCCAAACTTAACAGCTAAATCTGCCGTGTGGGTGGCTTGAATGATTTTGAGTCCAGGTCGTTTCCCGACTAACCACGCAGGCAACATATGACTAGCAAACTCCGACTTGGTGTGTCTAGGAGGCATGTTGATAATGAGACGTTTTAATTTACCGTTCGCGATCCGTTCGAAGGCATTAGCCATAATCCTGTGATGACTGCCCTCAATAAACTGTGGCCATTGAGATTTGACGAAAGCTAAAAAGCTCTGTTCACATTGCTCAACCTCATTGAGTTCTTTAAGTCTTTCCGTGAGTTCGAGGTACTCTTTAAGTACGTCTTTTGGTAGCTGTTCCCAAAGCTCTTTGTCAATTTCCATAAAAATTTTGCAGCAATTTTTTAACATGATAACCTTGAATAAAGGAACTGTAAAGCTGTATAAAAATTCCATGGAATATTAGTCTGAAAAACTCAGGCGGATACGTGCCTAAAAGCTACCTATATATAGGGGGGGTAGGGGGGTTAATAACTAAGCGTAGTAAACCGCTACTACCTTTTTAACCTTTATATACCCTAAATTAACCCTTAATTAACCCTTATATTAAATAAGTTAATAAAACCCCTTTACTTTAATAAAGTAAAGTAGTAACCTATATATACCTTTTTAAAAGGTGGGTTTTTTAAAAGTATTAGGTTACGCCTTTTTAGGCGTGTGTGTTTAACGCTTTAAGCGAGGAAAATGCTAATGAGTAAGACTCAAAAAGCTAACGCCAAAGCCCAATCTCTTACCAGAGATGAAGCCAAGGCTAGACTCTTAAAAGCAATAGGCGACGATGCTGAACTAGGTGAATGCTTAAATGTATTCACTAAAGTCAACACCAAAGCCGTAAACAGAAAAGGTCTTGAAGACAGCATGGTACTCATGCGTGGTTCTAAAGATCCTCAATCTGTTTATATTGCGGAAAGAGTTGATCAAGCTGATGGGAAAACAGTAGCAGAAGCCATGGCTAAAGTAGTGAATCAAGTACACGGTAGTTACCGTATTGCTGACATTCTCTATGATATAGCTAGAGGCTACCTACTAGATCCTAGAAGCTAAAGAGTAGAATCAGTAACCGCTGATTAATCGGGGTGAAAACAACCCGAGGGGAGAGATCGTCTAAAAATCGAGATTCTCTCACTACCCTTTAGCCCGAATCTAGAATGTAATAGTATATAGTTATAAGGGCATTGGGCATTGGTATATTGTAGTGTAGTATTGCGTTTTTGGCAATGGCAAGCGATACCAATTGCACGCAATGGCAAGCCTTATAGAAACATTTGGCAATCTTAACAAAGCCCTTTACTTTCACATATTCTCGTATATCATATTAGGTTAAGTAAATGAGTTTCTTAATTCCCAGTCCTGGCTGCTGGGGTGTGTTTAATTCATTATAAGGAAAATGTAATGAAAGAAGATCAAGCTAAAACGCCAAGTCTTCAAGATGCTCAAGAACTGGTCGGAGTTGCCATCGCTGGTGACCCTGATCTAGAGTCTGCTCTTGAAGTTCTAGTCGCTCAAGCTACTCGCAAATCTCAAGGTCGTGGGTCTCAATTTCAGACTCAAATGTCTGAATATATGGACTCAATCCTTGCGATAAACGAGTCGCGTCTTGTCAAAGCTCAAGCGAGAAAACACCACGAGCGTGCGGAGTTTGCCGACGGCAAAACTCTACGCGAATGTGTTGAGTCTCAATACTTTGACTGGGCGGATCTGAAGTATGACATCGTCACCTGTCGCTACCTAGTGATTGTTGATGGTCCTAACTTCGATCCTGAGGGCTAGAGTTTAGAGTCGGGAGGTCCTAGACCTCCCTAACTCTCCGATAATTGGTTCTGCGAAAGTTGTGTACCAAGGGGAGTCCTATGTCTATTCGTCGAGCGTCTTGCTCTCTCCCTCTATTACAGTTCCAGGAGGCAATATTCCTCCTGTCTCATGATATAGTTGTTGCATTCTGGCAAGAATGTCTTCCTTATTCATGGTCTCTACCTTGTTAACTGTGAGCTCCGACCTGTTCACATACAGACCTGCTGCCTTTCCACGACTGACCTCTGCCGTTACCGCAGCAGACCAAGCCCCATTGCGCACTGCCCCATCACGAATGTCCTTCAAATCTGTTAAATGAGTTCCGAGCTCCAGTCCTGCTCGGTAAGCCCCACGCTCTTGAAGAACAGTGATACGGTCCAAGACCTTAGGATTGTTCTTACTGGCAAGCATAGTACCAGCACGTTGAGCATTCTTCTCCGAGTACCCAGCTGCAATGGCAGCCTGTGTTTTATTCATGCCTTTGGCAACGTTCTGTGCAAATTTCTCTTGTTGAGGGGTGAGAGTTCCTGATCCTTTTGTTCTCGACATCTGTACCTTTTCCCTGTTTTCCTCCGAAACAAGGAAAACCTAGTTGAATACCAGAGTTCTATTATATATGGACCACTGTTTAAAAGTAAACACTCTATTTTACAACACACGTCATCATCATGCATTATTACCAATGCATTACTCACTTATTACCCCAATTCCACCAATACTCGGCTAATAACCCAGCTCAATATATCCCTACTCCTTTTGTTTACTACATTTCTAATCAAAAGCTATTGGGCTATTGGCTAAACTGTCCCTTTTTTACATTTTTATTTTTTCTTTTATGCAACCCTATATACCAATAGCCCATTCCTCTTTACTTATGAACGAGTTTAGTCGATCTAGCAAGTAAGTGATCACTAACTAAATATTGAGTGCCCACTAAAACAGTCAAGTAAGTAAGTACTTACTAACTTTGTAAAGTAGTTACAACTCCTTTACACTCACTTAATCGTTAGTATAATAGTATGGTTAATAAATAGTTTATTAACATTGTTTAATTAATCGGAGGAATATAATGAACAATCTTCAAAGATTTGTGAATTATGCTCAGCCAGTCGTCAAAGCGGTAAGGGAAAATCATAACGAATTTCACCGTCTTGAATACTTCAGCGTCAATGCTGAAAATCTATTTGTCGAAGAGGGCTTCTTAATAGAATTCATGACAGAAGATAAGTATGATCCCAAACACTTCAATGGTGCTATACCGTTAGTTGTTGCTAACTGGGGAGAAGAGACTGGGGCTAGTATAGTCCTAGAATTGTCCGCTGAACAGCGTCAACTATTAAGTTCCGAAGTGGCTGCTATTCTACTGGGTGAAGACTATAAACTATGGGAAAATGGCGTAGTTTATTTACTTATGGATCATGAGTATTATCAAACGTGTAGTGGTTTTACGGTCACTGAACAGATTGATCCAACTAACGGTGGGGTGCATAATGCGATTGACTTTCTGGCTAAGAGTTTGGGTCTTAATTATCTTACTATAGATTTTCCGTATAGTCGTACAGAATATATGTTAATAGATTGGGAGGATGTATGATCTGGTTTAAAGTATCACTAGAAAAAGAATCTCTCGACGGTAGCGAAGAGCTGACTCAAAAGGTTAGGGAATTACTAGATGTCGATGATATGTATGGCGAAGTGCTATGTACTGGGAGCCACGAAATCAATGAAAATGATATTGAGGCTGAAGATAGGTTTTGGGAGGAGTATAGCGAATGGGAGTTCGACCTCTTGGCTGAGGGTACGGAAGAAGAGCCTATCAAACTCAGTAATCATGAGATTATAGTCATAACAACGGTGGAAGACGAAAAAGTTATTCAAATCGACGGCGAAGATCTTCCCGTTTGGTATGTTAAAAATGCTTAAACAACTCGCTTTAGAGTCGTTTAATCGTTAGTATAATAGGTAGTATAGGTTGAATAACCTATACATTGTTTAATTAAGCGGAGAATGCTTATGGAAAATTCAAAGGTTGCCAACTCAGATGGTTGGTATGTGTATAAAAGCTCGGATGACGATGGACTGTTTATGCCTGAGATGTGGGACTATGAGACTATGAAAGAAGAGTCTCCTTTAGTTTACCAAGAAATGAAAGTCATCTACTCAATACTTGAGATGTTTATAAGAACTCAAGCTCCAGTGTATGGCTATTACTTCAGTGAAACTCATGAAACAGATGAGCCATCAGACCTACCCACACAGTGGGACGAGAATGATGAGAAGAAGGAAGAAAAGATCTGGTCAACGGTCTACGATACTCCTTTGTCTTATTACTATCAAGCTGGTGAGTAT